TATGTTGAAACCGGAAAAATATTTCACGCAAATTTTGCAGAAATATTTGAAGGGAGAAGGTTCCGTTTTTCGCGAAATTGGATTTATGGACAAATTTCAAGAAGGGGATCAAACATCGATGGTATTCAAAATCAAAACCACAAAATCGGCAAATGAATTGGCGAATGTAAACAAAGGTGCAAAAGCGGAAAATGCTAGTAAAAAAGACGCCATTATTCCAAAATTGAATGCTGTATGGAGAAATGAGTCTTATACGGATTCTCCTCTTAAAAAATTTGAACTTTGTATTATTTTGGAAATATTGATGCGATATTTGACAGATGCATCGGAACAAACGATTTATGAGTTGTTTGATGATAGAAAAGCAGGTACCGTTTATTTTTTCGGTCCGGAAAGTGCCAAAATTAATCAAATATGGGACAAATAAACATCAAAAAATTGATTAAAGCAATAACAATATCTTATTATAATACAAAAATGGACCATCGCAAAGAAGAAAAACGATATGAATTACCGTACATTCCATCGGTTCTCACAATGAAAATATTTCTTAAAATAACTGAAATTGGAGAAAGTGTGAAACGTAATTTGGAAGATATAATTCGTTCAAAAACGGAAGGGCGTTGTATTGCCGAAGGATATATCCGACCCAAGTCTATTCGCATTATAACGTATTCATCCGGTAAAGTAAATGGTGATTTGGTCGAGTATCATGTAACATATGAATGCATGTTGTCGCATCCGGTTGAAGGTATGAAAGTTGAGTGTGTATGCAAAATGATTAATAAAGCCGGAATTCACGCTGAAGTTTCAGATGTAGATGATGTAACTGGAAATACAAACGTGCCAATTATTGTCTATATTGCTCGAGACCATCATATTAATAATAATTTGTTTGAACATGTTACGGAGAACGCCAAATTGATTGTTACGATTGTGGGAGTCCGATATGAATTGAACGATCCTCATATTACTACAATTGGTCGTTTAGTGGAAAATAAAACGGGAGAACCATTGAAAAAACAGATTCGTATTTTGTAATAGTATGACAATCAAATAAGTAAGTAATGTAAATAAAAATATTGTCTTATTTTAGAGAATATTTTTTTTAAATGAATGAAATAGAAGCCAATAAATTTCAGGAAGCCAATAAATTTCAGGAAGCCAATAAATTTCAGGAAGCCAATAAATTTCATACAAAGATTTGCGACGATAAAATGACATTCGAAGAATGCGAACTCGCTATTTTACGCCATGCAGTCGACGAAACCGAAGAAATGCAGAAAAACCAAGTCGTCATTTCCGATGACATTCGCAAAATGTATGCCATTCTTGAGAAATTCATTATCGGCAAAAAACTCGTTGTATATGGCGGTCTTGCACTCAACCGTCTCATGCCAAAACATGCCAGATTTTACAATGAAGATATCGAATTACCAGATTATGACATGTATAGCGAAAACGCTCTTGCTGATGCAAAAGAATTAGCCGATATTTATTACAATCAAGGTTATACTGACGTCGAAGCGAAAAGCGGTGTCCATTACGGTACATTCAAAGTTTTCGTGAATTTCATCGCCATTGCCGATATTACTCTATTGCAAAAAGATATTTTCAACACCATTAAAAAAGAGGCAGTTGTCATTGCAGGTATCCATTATTGTCCACCAAATTACTTACGCATGGCCATGTACTTGGAATTATCTAGACCCGCTGGCGATATTTCCAGATGGGAAAAAATATATAAACGACTCACATTACTCAATAAGTATTATCCACTTGTTGTACCAAAATGGTGCAAAAATATAGGATTTCAACGCGAATTAGAAACAAATACTATAAAAAATAAAACAGAGAACCTCTATTATTTAGTGCGAAACAGTTTCATTGAACAAGAAGTCATTTTTTTCGGCGGATATGCAAATTTCCTTTATTCTAAATACATTTCCAATCACGCAAAATCACATAATGTACCTGATTTCGATGTCTTGGCAATAGATCCAGAATTATCGGCATTAATACTAACAGAAAAATTGAAAGACAGCGGATTCGCAAATGTGCAAAATGTAAAACATGAAGCAATCGGCGAAATTATTCCTGAACATATACAAATCATTGTGGAAAAAGATACGATTGCGTTCATTTACAAACCAATTGCATGTCATAGTTACAATATTATTCATTTAGGAAAAGGTACTGAAAAAAAAGAAGTTCGCGTAGCAACTATCGATACAATGTTGAATTTTTATTTGGCATTTTTGTACGCAAATTTGCCGTATTATTCAGCGGATCGCATTTTATGCATGGCAAATAACTTGTTTGAAATTCAGCAGAAAAATCGGCTCAATCAACGGGGATTATTGAAACGATTTAATTCGAATTGTATTGGTAAACAACCGCAATTGGAAGACATTCGCGCAGAAAAAGCCGAAATGTTTAAAAAATTAATTGCAAAGAAAGGAACACTTGAATATGAAATGTGGTTTTTGAAATACAATCCCGCATTTAGTAAAAAAGTTGGTGTTGGAAAAACACAAGAAGACAATGCTTTGAAACACTCTTATGTTTATTCAGTGGATAAAAATGAAACAACTGATGTAAATGGAATGAAAAAATCTAAAAAAGTACCAAAAAATAAAAAAAAGAGAACGCAGAAAAAAAAATACAACGGAATTATCGAACCCGTCTTTTTTCGTTGAAAAATAAATAAGTAAATAATACATCCGCAACAAATCCCAGGAAAGAAAATACAAGCAAAATGTCTTCCAATAATGTCCGATTATGTAAATTATAAAAATAATATACGCACAATCCGAAAAATGGTATTGCCAACATGTCGCCAATATTTACAATATGTCTCAATATATATGATTGGTTTTTATTCATATATATATATAGTTTTATCTTTTTGTTAATGTCTTTTTGATAATGTAATTAATGTCTTTTTGATAATATTATAATATCATCTCTTCAAGTTCTCATACATAAATACTTGTTTTGATGAATCAACATCGTAATAATCAATATTATCGAAAAATATTTCCCATATTTTGGTTTCTTTGAAATAATTTATTTTTCGCAATTTGCCTACAACTTGATATTCGTTTTCTGTATCTAAATACATTTCATTGTGGTATAAAAAATGTTTTGTTGTAATAAACCCTGTTGGTGTGTAAATTATACGCAAAGGTGTTTCATATTTGTCACATAATTCCGCTAAATTAATAATACAATTGTATGTATAAAATGGCATATGGTTCTCTCCTTATAATTTCACATATTTAATTTTCTTCAATAATTTATGGTTTCTTTATCAATAAAATTCGACAAACAATTCCGGTTTTTTTGCCAAAATATATTCGACAATATGACTATGTTTGTATGTAACTGCCATTTCAAGATGCGCTTGTTTGCAAAATCCGAGATCTTCAACTATCCAGCGAACAATCGGCATATTGTCAGACTTTATTGATTCAATTAGTAAATAACCAAGATTTTCCAAGTTCATTTTATCATAACTATCTGCCATTATCGATCCTGCGTACATTACGCACTTATAAATTGCATCATATTCTGCGGTATTTATAAACGCGCTATAAGCCACTGATTGACCTTCATCAGATTCAAATTCTTCCATTTCAATCACCAGCTTATCATTGTTCAATATTGCATATTCATATGTTTCTCTCGGCATTTTCTCCAAACCTATGTATGCGCATGTATCAATCATTTTCAATATATCGCGCAAACCGGTAAATACTGGTTCAATCATGAGTTCTTTACCAACAGGACAATCTTTGTTTTTGTCATGCTTCGTATCCTTCGTAAACTTCGTATCCTTCGTACTGAAAGACTTGTAAAGTTCGGATTCTTGCATCCATTGTGGAAATTGTGAAATTGTTAATAATGTATTGTTGTTGTTCTTCATATTAAAGTGGTCTTATATAAAATTCTTGTGTAGGTAATAATACGAAAAAGTATTGAATCAATTTTTTACATACGTGATTAAAAAAGTATAAAAGCTCTGATTATAAACAATATATATATGAGTTATTACGATATTTTGGGAGTTTCAGAGAACGCCGATGAAAAAGAAATAACAAGTGCCTACAGGAAATTATCATTTGCACATCATCCTGATCGAAATAAGGGGAACGAAGAAGAAGCTACACGCAAATTCCAGGAAATAAGTTCGGCATATGAAACGTTGAAAGACAAACAATTACGGCAAAATTACGACCATGAATTGAAATATGGGCCGGGTAGTTCTCCGTTTTTTGGCGAGGGTGGTGGCGGAATGGAAGCGGAAATGCACGATATCAATAATATTTTCAATATGATGTTTGGGGGTGGCGGCGGTTTTCCTGGTATGGGTGGACAAGCGTTTCCCGGAATGGGAGGAGGTCAAAGAATGCCGCCGGGTGTGCATGTATTTCAAATGGGCGGTCCTGGTATGATGGGCGGCCCTGGTATTCACGGAATGATGGGACCCGAGCATATTTTCCAACAAATGCAAAAACCGCCGCCAATTATAAAAAACATTCAAATTGGATTAGAACTTGCTTATTTTGGCGGCGGTTATTCATTTGATTTAGAGAAAAATATTTCGAGAAATGGCATTGCATCTATCGAAATTGAAACCATCAATCTTGATATACCACAGGGAGTTACTGAAAACGAGATCATTGTCCTCCGTAATCGCGGACATATGCTGAATGAGCATATCAGCGGCGATGTCAAAATATGTATTACTATATTGGAAAATGACACATTCAAACGTCTTGGTAATGATTTGATATATAACAAAAAATTGTCGTTGAAAGACGCATTATGCGGATTTTCATTGGAAATCCGGCATTTGAATGGCAAGACACTTAATATGAATAATATTGTGAATCCGGCAATTATAAAACCAGGATACAAGAAAGTTGTGCCGAATATGGGAATGATTCGGAATTTACAAACAGGCAATTTAATTATTGAATTCGAAGTTGTTTTCCCGGATAAATTGGACGATTCGAAAATAGAAGTATTGAAGAAATTATTATAATTCTTTTGTCAAATTTATGGATTCAAATTTATATTGTCAAATGTGTGCGACAATAATTTTCGGAAAATAAAGGCGTTTTGCAACATGGCCGCCCTGTTTGGGTTTTACCAAGACATATATATTTGCACATGCTATTTTGCAGCCGTTTTTTATTTGCATACCAAGCTTCACTTGCTCCATCGAAATCAATAACGACGTCATATTTATCTTTTGGTACTTTTTCCTGATTTTCGGTTTTTGTTTGGCTACGAGTTTTCATTTGTTTGGTTTATTATTATATTTTTTTCAAAAAATATAATCAATTTTCTTTTTTGTAATCAAATCAAATAAAATCAAATCAATAATTACTCGCCAACTGGCTTATGTGAATCACTTTATGACTTCCACTTAATTTACGCACTGGCTCCCATTTTTTAAATCGCATATTGTATCTACATTCCATTTGCACTTTTGTTTCCAAATCCACATATTTCTCGCAATCCGTATCTTGGAAATCTTCTTCGTCGTCGCTCTCTTCTATCGCATCCAGATTCGCGTTTTCCTTTATTTTCCTGAAAATAGAGTTCATATAAACACTCGATTTATAATTGGCAATGTATGCCACTCCGCAATATACCAAATCTTTGTTTCTTCCATATGCATACAAATGATATACGTCGAATTGCATATCCGCCATTACTACAAACACAGTTATATTTCTATATTGAGGTTTATGCGAATCAAAACGCACATTTGGATTCAGTTCATTCATTTTTACACTAGAACTATAAGTCGGTTTCAATCCAATACTACTTCCAAATGCAGTCGGACCCGATAATTTACGTGTTGGCATTATATTGTAAAATGGTCCGGCGATTTTGAGACATCTATATTGTACATGATGCACAGTATATGGAACCGATTTTACCGGAATTTCATACATACAATCATATTCCGATTTTTGATATATTGGCCACATGATTGGCAGACTTATGTCAATGTCAATGTCTTTTATTACGAGTTCGGAACGGAAAAGGGAATCTATAAATCCGAGTTTTTCCCCAAACAATAAATTTCGTGTAGGTATTCCAGCGAAATAAAATATATCGTCTACTAAAAAAGCGGGTTTACTATTTGTAGATTGTGTTGTTGAATCTAATAATGTTCCGTACAAAAGAGTTCCTTTTGCCAATTTTGTTGAAACTTGCATTGAAGACCGTGTGATTTTTGCAGCTTTTTTATCACGATTCAACTCAATCAAATAACATACGTTTTTGTCTGACTCGAACGTAAACCATGCAAAACATTTACGTCCCACCGGAACTGCAATACAAACATTGTAATTTGGTGAAACTTTCTTATGAGGATGGGTTTCATAGGAAAGTTCGAAATTGGGAAATCGTTGCATAAGCGTGTGAATTTCATAAGAATTCAATTCGTGCATAGAATTTAATTCGTGCATAGAATTTAGTTTATAGAATCTAATTTTATATACAGGCAAATATCTATATCATTTTTCAAAATATGTTGCCAAAAGTTTTTTATACATGTAAAAAATATGTAACCAAAATTATTTATAATTTTTTTTACTTTTTAGTTTATTAAATTTCTTATTTTTACGCCGATTTTTCTTTGTTTTTTTATTTACAACCTTTCTTGATGAATTTTTTTTGTATTTATAAAATCCTCTATGTGTTCTTTTTCGACCTCCTGATAACATTTCAACACGCGAGCTTTCTCTTATTCTTGGTGTCATTTCAAATATTCCATTATCTTTCAATAAATAATATAAATGATTTGCATTTTTTTGAAACGCCAAAATATTTTCTGGATGCGTAGATAAAAATGAAATAAATGTAGGATCAATTATACCTAATTGTAGGTTTGTTATATAATTTATTGCATTATAAAATACTGCCTCATTCAATAATGAACTTATATTTATTATATCCAAATAATTATTTTTTTGGGCTGTTTTAATCCAACGAATTAAATGAGGAGGAATATCTGCTCCACCGTTTGATTTTTTTCCTTTTCCTTTTCCTTTTCCACCTTTTCTCCAACCCAAAGCACTATACAAACCAACATCTGGAACAGAAGGAAGTGCTTCACTAATGCTATCTACTAATATTTTTTTAAAAAAATCATATATTAATGACCCTATATTTACTAACCAATCCCATAATCCAATTATATTACATAATTTAACAATGA